TACAGGACTGTCAACTGAAGAAGCCATACTTCAGTGTTTTGTTGCAAAACCTGTTACTTCTGATCCTATTCTTTCTAAAGTTGGGATCTCGAGGTCTGACAAGCCTGAGATCTCCGCAGGTCTAAGGAGGTAAAAATTATGTGAGCTAAAATCCCGTACGTATTATACGTACAACTCAAATCCCCGAACCCCTAAAAAAATACGTATCGGCTGAACGTTCAGCTTTCTTGTATGAGCCTGGGCTCTATTATCCTACGTATTGTACGTACGTACAGTACGTATAAGCTGAACAGAAAAGTATCCCTCTATAGACAATTTGGGAATCCAGAAAACACAGGTAATTGAAAGGTGAGTGCTCTTGGTTACAGCCAAAGTCACAACGAACATGGATCTAGAAACTAAATTGGCATTTGAGCTCACAATGGATCTACATAATAAAAGTTATAAGGATGCTTTGGAGCTCGGAGCACTCTCTATTATTTCAGATGTCGATCCCGAGAAAGCTTCAGAATTACGTATTCGAAAAATGGAGCAGATGCTCGCAGAAGAAAGGCAGGCTCTTGCTAATTATAAGTTGATCAAAAAAGTGACGAAACCTGAAGTCAAGAAGCAGGATGAAGAGATTAACAAGCTCGAACAGTACAGAGAAGAGAAGTATCAGTCTAATGTCGAGGCTTTAAAAAGACAAGCCAAGAACAATAGGTTCCAGTGGGATACTCTTCAAACATTATTTAGATTTAAGAACAGATTCGAGACTGAGGACTATATTAAAGGCAGACTGAAAGCTGATGGTTTCATGTAATCGGAGGCACAGTGGAAAACACATTTCGTCGCACCCTTCGCGGGTGTGTGGATTGAAATATGCAGAAATTGGGAAAAACGGTGAGATCATGAAACAACAACGGGGCTCCCGTGAACACGAGTCTCTTCACACAAATCCAAACTTCAAAATGAAGTATCCGGAATTTTCGGAATACGGTCTTGAAGGATCTCCGGTCCATACATCTCCTTGTATGGATCCTTTCTGGAGATCACAGCCGGTGATGAAAGGGAATGTTCGAGATGTCCGGGAATTTGACTTTGATTTAGACGATGATTAATTTGACAACCTAAAAAACGGCGGTGATACTATTCAAATCTGGCTTTGCTCCTTATGTTCTCCTTCATGGTCCTGTCATTTACCTTGCTTTGACATGAAAGCTCCAGAGTGGTGCCCGTATAACATCCGAAGACCGGATTTCAAACAGGTTGAGATGGATGAGCAGGAATTGAGAGATAACATTATAAAATCAAGGAATAATATATAAGTGATAGAAATGGCGGTCCAGAAAAAAACAAAGCCTAAAAAACCAGTAAAACAAAGTAAAGTTTTTAAATGGACTCCGCCACGTAAAGCAGCGGCTTTAGCACTATCAACTGGCTTGAAAACCCAAAGGCAAGTTTGTAAAGAACTTAACATCACTGAAAAAACGATGTGTGAGTGGAAGAAGTCCCCCATTTTTTTAGAAGAAATTGACAGGCTTACTCTCAAGAACGAGCTTGCAACCAGGTCGGGTTTGATACGGGAATGCCTGTATGGCCTTGAGCTGAAGCGGGACCATATTGAAGGAGACAAGAACACTCACCTTCATTACGTCCAGGCCATAGCAGAGCTCCAGGGGCATACAAAACAGAAAGTAGAACTCGAGGGGAACATGAATCACACAGGTGGAGTTGTTCACATCTACATTCCTGATAACGGCCGGGATAAAAAACAAAATGACAAGCAAGAAGACGAATCCTGACCAGGAAGAAAAAAAAGTAATCCGTCCTCAACCAGGACCCCAAGAAGCTTTTCTTTCTTCTCCAGCCGACATAATCATATATGGAGGCAGTGCCGGCTCTGGAAAAAGTTTTGTACTGTTGTTAGAGCCGCTAAGACACATAAAAGTCAAGGGTTTCACTTCGACCATTTTCAGGAGAACATACCCTCAGATCATGAACGAGGGTGGCCTGTGGTCCACATCTCAGGAAATCTATCCTTACGTTGGGGGAAAACCTCGAGAAGCAGATGTTCGCTGGAAGTTCAAAAACGGCAATTCGATCAAGTTCGCTCACCTTGAGCATGAGAAATCAAAGCTGGAGTATCAAGGATCTCAGATCTGCTATATCGGTTTTGACGAGCTCACACACTTTTCTGAAAGTTCTTTCTTTTATCTTCTCTCCAGGAACCGTTCTACCTGCGGAGTCAAGCCGTATGTGAGAGCGACCTGCAACCCGGATCCGGACAGCTGGGTGGCAGACTTCATTGCCTGGTGGATCAACCAGGAAACAGGATATCCTATCCCTGAAAGGTCGGGAGTAATCAGGTACTTCGTAAGGCATGGAGATTCAATATATTGGGGAAATACTCCAGAGGACCTCTGGGACCAGGTACAAAACATCATTCCGGAGACAGACTTTCACCCTACTTCTTTTACCTTCATTGCAGCCAGCCTTGAGGACAATCCTGCTCTCACGGAGAAAGATCCTGGATACAGGGGCAGGCTGTTGTCTCTGCCTTTGGTGGACAGGGAAAGGCTCTTGGGAGGAAACTGGAAGATCCGGTACCAGGCCGGAACGATGTTCAAGCACGAGTACTTCAAGGTGATTGAAGCAAGTGAGATACCTTGCAATCCTCAGGACCTGAGACTTGTCAGATGGTGGGATGCAGCTGCTACTGCTCAATCAAAGGACTCTTCTAATCCTGACTGGTGCTCTGGTGTCCTCATGGGTACTTACAAGGGAGAATACTTCATCATGGACGTGCAGCACTTCCGGGAGAACCCTGCAGGCGTATATAAGATGATAGAATATACCCGGGACCTTGATGGAAAGAGGGTAGACATCGGCATGGAGCAGGAAGGGGGAAGTGCAGCAAAGAGGGAGATCGACACTCTCAAAAAGACCATGTTCGAAGGTTATTCTTTCCGAGGAGAAACAAGTTCAGGGAGCAAGGTTGTCCGGGCAAAGCTATTCTCCTCGGCTTGTGAGAACAGATTGGTGTACCTTGTTAGAGGATCCTGGAATCATGAGTTCGTGACAGAGCTTGTTAACTTCCCTGATCCAAAATTCCACGATGACCAGGTGGACAGCGCAGCCGCAGCGTTCAATTATCTATCTGGGAAAAGTTCATCAAAAATAGAAGATTACCTGGGACTTTATCAAACTAAAAGCAAAACTTGAAGTTTCCTTAAACTTGAAGTTTTCAGGAAAATTCAATTTTAATTTAATTTTTTCCCAAAAAATACATACATTTTTATTCTTTTAAGCCGTTTTTACATTGTTAACGCTGTTAACTGTATAATTTTAAAACACGGTGATGATCATATGGACTTTGCAGTAATCGAGGAAATTGTCTATTTTGCGTTCGGAATAAGTGCAGCTGTGGTCAGTGCATACGGTGGAATGAAGGCATCAGGAAGAACTCTCTATCCTGTCAAGAAAATCGAGGCAGGCAGGAAGAAGATCCACGCACTCACTGAATCAAATGAGTATCTTGGGATTGTAGCAGAGCTAATCAATGAGATTTCGGAAGAAGAGCTCATGTCCATGATTGCTAAGAAAAAAGAGTTGGATGCTATGCCAGAGGTTTCAGACGAACAGAAGGCCATCACGCTAGGTATGATGTTTCTCAATGCAATGAAACAGTGATAATCATGTTATGGATAGCTTTAGGGCATTTGCACAGGAGAAGGTAAATGCCCACACTTAACGCAGCTGTCACTGTTCCAAACACGCCTAAGCTATACGCAGCTGTCGAACCTCTCCAAAGAAAAAGCACAAGCTCGGAAAAAGGGCCTTACATTAATTTTGACGAAAAGAACAGGTTCACGCTGTATCAACAGTTGAGCACCTGTAATCCTTACGTTTCTACATCCCTTAACAAGCTCGGGCTCTCCATGGTTAAGGGCATGACATTCGAAGGCACAAGCAAGCGGAACGCTAAAGAGTTCGAGGACTGGTCAAAGAAAACTAACTTCCTGAATCAAGTTCAGAGCCTGGCTAGAATCCTGTGCAGGGACGGAACTTATGCAGCTCTCCCTATAAGTGGAGTCAAAGGGGGAGGTTTCAGGCTCACTCCTCTGCTCATGCCTGCACTGACAATCCTTCCAGAAGGCATAGAACCAGGCGCAAAGGTTGACGAGGTCTTGAGTCCTGGAGAGAACATTGAAGGGATGCGGTTCTGCCTGAACGAAGGCGACAAGTTTCAGAAAGTCTATGACTATTCTCAAGTTATCTACGGGGTCTACAACGAATGGGACTCTGTCCAAGAAGACAGGAAAAAACGCAAGACGTTCGGGCTGTATGGCTCCTCTCTCCTTGTTCCAATCATCCCTTCGATCCAAAACCTCCTGGATCTTGACCAGGGGTTCGTTTCTTATGTTAAGAAGTACGGACAGGGCAGATATATAATCAATTTGAAAGCTCTCGAGGAAGCGGTCAAGCAGGGGATAATTACCCCTGCACAAGCATCTGAGGCTGTAAAATCATTTGCTGAAGAACACAAAAACCTGTCTGAAAACGAGGACATGATAGGCGCGGGGCTGGAAGTGCTGACTCCGGATGCAAAGGGCAGCCTCGATACCACCAAGTTCAAGGAATCACTCGAAACTGAAATTATGCTGGGATTATTCCAGAGCCCCCTTACAATGGGAAAATCAGCAGGAACCACTTACGCTTCTTCTTACATGGTCGAAGAGGACAGGATGCTTGTTCTGGAAGGCCTTCAAAAAATTGTTGAAAGCATCACTAACCAGGCTATTAATGCCAGGCTCAGGGCTATAGGAAAACCTGAAGATTCTGT